TTAGAGACCACAAAGCATTTCCGACTGTTTTTAAAATTCCAGTAATAGCGGGAATAATACTACTAGCCTTTGAAGCACCAGAGGCATTTGCTTTGCTGGTTACAGCCACGTCTAATAGATCTATCACTATAGATATCGCAGTTCCTATGCCGGGTATAAAACTAGCTAAAGCCGAAGCCAAGCTGAATAAACCACCAACTATATTTCCTTCTTTAAATCTATTATAAGCAAAAAACAAACCCATCAAAGAACCCACAATTGGTATTTTTCTAAGAGATTTGCTAAACAAAGTTTTCAACAAACCCGAGCCTCCTTTGGTAACAGCTGTCGCTGCAGCTTTTGCTCCACCTGTAAACATTGAAGCTATACCCGACATAGCCCCCTTAAAAAATCCTTTTATACCTCCAGTAAATAATCCTTTTATTTTAGTTCCAATACCGGATATAAAAGTGGGTATGCCTCTTAATCCAGTCGCGACACTTTTGACTCCATTTTTCATGGATGTAACTAAATCCCTTACATCCTTTTTTACAGTGGCAAATGCTTTCAATACACCCCGTGGACCACTTGCCATCATTTTTCCTAAGCTTAACACATAACCAGCAAAGCTCTTAATAGCCATTCCTCCCATGACCATATACTTTGAAACATCTTGGATGATATCTTTTAATGGGGCAAGAGGTGCTAGGATTTTTTCAAACAAAGGAGATAGTTGTGTACCAAAAGTTTTATCTATTATTTTAAGAATGTCTTGACCAAAAATAGTACCCAAAGCCAATGCTAGACCCCCTCCTATAAGAAGTTTAGCTATTTCTCCTATAAGTGAATCTTTTGCTATTTCTTCTTTTTTCTCTTTTATGGGTCTATTAAGTCTTGTAGCAGCAATTAATTTTTTTAATAGACCTTCTGTCGCGGTCATGTCTGCAGTTTTTGGCGCAGCGGTTAATGGATTTATCAAACTCTGCCCAGATCCTGGTGGTTTGAGTACATTCCTTATTTCTTGCAGAAAGGCCTTACTGTCTCTAGTGTTAATACTAGTCTGTTTAGTATGAGAGCCTATACTCCTCATTATAGAACGTAAAACATTATCATTCCTCGGAGTTTGACTATCATTTGTTGATTCTGGTTGTTTAGACCCAATTAAATCACGGATTTGACTTTGTAATTCTGTATTAGATACTATAGAATTTTTAAAGCCATCTAATAAAGGTGCTAGAGACCTATTTAAACCAAATAATACTTCTCGTACACTATTTAAACTTTCTTGTTGTTTTTCAGCATTACGATTTAACCCAGATAAACTTTCTCGCTGCAAATCAGCAGATCGGTTTAAATTTCTTCTTACTTCTCCAAATTGCTCTTCAGACTTCGTAGACACTTGGTCTAAAAGAGAAATCATTTCTGGGGGTAGCTGGAACATATAAAATACTTAGATCCAACCCCCAGTTTTAGATTAAACAGAAAGAAATAACATTGAATCTACTTCTATAAGCTTTTCTGAACCAGTTTCTGAAGAGATAGTTAAAATCTCTTCATAAGAAGCTTTCCATGTAGCTATTTTTTCAATAACCTTTTGAACAACTGATGCTGGTAATTTTTCTAGTAAAGTATATTTTTGACCCAAATTTAAATGTTTATAGTTTAAGTCATTTTCTGCTATTTTGATAGAATCAATGTATTTAGAAGTTTCATAGATATATGATTCAGACAAAACTTCCTTTAAGGTTTCAACTTCTGTTTCTTTTTGTTGAAATTTTGGCATTTTTTCAAAATATTCAACTTCCAATTCAAATGTGGGTGGAGCTAAATCTATTGTTATATTTAAAGAATTGCGAATAATTGAAATAGATTCTTTAGAAGGATGTGAGAGAGATTTTAATTTACCTAAAATCTCTGACAAATTTACTTCAGAAAATGATTTATCTTCAAATTGAACCTTCAAAATATTTGACAATATTTGTCTTAAAGATAATGAAAGATATATTCTATCTATGTAAGTAAGATTGTCTACAAAAGAATTTTCACCAACCACATTCTCTTTAATAATATTATAAAATATTTTAGTATAAAACGCCCTAAAAGAACCAGAACTATTATCGATAGCGGCGTTTAGTAATTTTTTTTGTTGTTTGGCGGTGAGATCTTTAATAGTAATGTCCTTTTGTAGAGAGGGTACCCAGTGAGAAGAAATTAAAGATTCACTAGAAGCATTGTCTAGAAGGCTTAAAGCTTCATTAAAAGATAAAGATATATTGGTGTCAGAGTCTGCCATAACTTAATTATACTCATCTAGCCCCAAGTCAATAGAAGATCTAAATGGCTGAGAATTGTTTTCTTCCATTTGTTCTTCATTTTTTTTATGGTCTTCTAATATAAAATTATAATAAATTTCCCTTTCTCCAACTGATAAATTGTCTATATAATTCATATCTATTCGTTTAGAAGCCAATATAAAATACTTGCGATGCAGGATTCTTAAATTTTCTGATAGAAATATTCTTAAATAGTTTTGGTAAGAACCATTATAAAAATTAATAGAACTGTCCCAATTTTTTTGCTCGCCAAATAATTTTATTTTTCCCATCTCGGCATTAATTGCATAAATTTTATCGTATATTTTACTTTGCAAAAATTGTGGTAATTTATTAAAAATTTTAATTCTTTCAGATGGAGATAAATTAGCAAAATTTATTGTTTTTGTTTGATCACAAATTATTTTGTCTATATAAAAACCACTAGTATCTATAATAGCATCTAACCCGTTATTATTTTTAACAATTTCTAAAAATAATTGTTCAGAGTCTATCAAGGGCCAAGATAGAAATATTTTATATCCAGATGTTTCTATTATATTTTCTTTTATGATATTTTGAGATTGTTCGTATAATTTTTGAGTAAAAGAATTTAAAGATACTATTATTTTAGATTTTCTAATAGGTTTAGAACGCTCTAATTCTTCTTCATATTCTTCATCTTCTTCTGTTCCTTCTTTTATTTCTAAAGTAATAGATTCACCACAAGAATATGCTCTAATTTTTAAAACATATAATATATAATCTATAAAATTAATTTTTTTTAAATCTTTTTTATTTTCTGTACAATTTGAAATAACATCATACAGTAGAGAAGCATATGATAAATTGTTTAATTTATCTGTAGGTAAAAGGGTGTGTGTTTTGCTTAAAATAAGTTGTTCCTTACTTTTTAATTCTCTAAAGCGAAAGCAAATATTACTATAAGGCAGAGTGATGTTGTAAATATAGTATTCTTGCATTTATATAAATACGCAAGAAATATTAATTTTCCCTTAACCTGGTCGACCAACCGGAACAACTCTTCCTACAGGTATAGCGGTTCCAACCTCTCGACCAACCGGAACAACTCTTCCTACAGGTATAGCGGTTCCAACCTCTCGAGCAACCGGAACAACTCTTCCTACTGGAATACCTTCTTGTGGAGCTTTACGCGATACATTGGAAATAGCATTGTTATCCGAAATAGAATATCCATCATATATAAATGTAACTTGATTATTCATTACACTTTCATCAGTTTGAGCTAAAGCAGAATCTTGTATAGACACTGGAGCACACCAATAAAATCTGAAAGATTTGCGTATAGACAAAGAAGGTGACCCCACTTCTCCTCCCATTTTTGCTAATTGATATATATTAATAGAAGGACATCTCACATTAATCCCATTAGAAGGGCGCGCCAATAAACCATAATAGGACGTTAAAACTAACCAAGGTCTAATTATAAAATCAACAAAAGAAGCATTGGTTTCTAAAAATGTTATATTTAGAGGTGATGGTTTTTTTCTTTGTAAGGCTACATGTGGAGATTTATATCCCCCATGATTCATATCTAGGGAGGTTTCTATTCCTTCTCCCGGAATGTTGACTTGTCTAGCAAAAACACATCCCCATAAATTAGAAGAAGATTCGTGTAACGTAGGTTTTACTAAACTGTCTAAAACTGCTTTAGATATATCCCAATTAGAAAAATACAAAGATTCGTATTTATTTAAATTAGATATGAAAGAATTTTTATCCCCCAAAATCTTCAATCCACCTATATCTATTACTACATACCAAAGTGTAGCTAAAGAAGGCGAAGCTTCCCATTCTGATATAGTAGATAAATAATTTTCATACGGACTAGTAGCCATATAAATACTTACCTACTATATCAAAAAGCGGAAATATTAAAACCCGAAATTATTACTAGCAGGGCCTGGATTTGCTCTCCAGTATTGATATGCTAGAGTAGCAGATTGTTCTATGATGTCTCCGCCACTTTTAACATCTAGGTTGTAATCACCTAAAGATACACAAAACACACCCTCTAATTTATAGGATCTAATAGCATTACCAGCTTTGTTATACAAAGCTAAATCCAAAGTTCCTAAAGCACCTAGTTCATATGCTCCGGTGCTGTTTTCATCATCAAATATATATTGAGTCCAGGCTTCTAATTTTTCCCTAATAGATAAATTAGCTGGCATCCTAAATGTAACGTTCCAAGCTTCATTTCCGGGATATTCTGCAGTTCCTGGAATATTAAATCCTAAACCCATGTAAGGCAATTTAATATTTTTAATTGAGCGCTTTGGAAGAGAAGCAGTTGTAATATACAAATAATCATCTGTATCAAATTGTATAGATTGAGTATTTGTATTAATGTTAGTTACCCTAAATAAATGCTGCCTGGCAAAATCATGACTTTGAGCTGCAGCATAAAAAGACTGAATATTTTGTTGATTGAATAAATTATCGTTAGCCATATGTTATATTTATCTCTTTAGAGTGGAGTTTGTGTTAAGATATAATTTCATTGAAGTTAACTCCAGTACGAGTCGCTATGAAATCTGCTAAAATAAATTCAGCGGTTCTAACTGGTTGAATATAAATTGCAACTTTTAACTCATTGTTATCTATAACATCTGGAGTGTTATTTCTTTCATCGCAAATTATACGATAGTCATATACTCCATCATAATTTTTTGCCTTAGCAAACTCTGGATTCAATGCGTCTCTTAAACGCAAGCGAGTAGATAAAGTATTTGGTTCAAATACGAAATATTTCAAAGCATCTTTTGTTACTTTTTCTAAGTACAAGAACAAACGACGAACGTTAATTCTGTCAAACGCAGAAGGCTTACTGAATAAGGTCTTTTGACCATAAACAGCATATCCGTCACCTGGGAAAAATGCTATAGGATTAATATTAATTCTATATAACAAATCTCTTTGTTTTTGTGTAGGATTGATAGCTATGTCAATAACACCAGACAACACACCTCTACTGAATCCAGCTGGAGCAGACCAAGGATATCCACCGGCTGTGGAATTACCCATTACAGCTGCTACATATCCAG